CTTCCTTCTTCCCGCCTTGACACGGGCCCGATCCAGCATGTATTTTCTGCCTTCCTCGTTGCCCGGCTTCTTGTTCTTCGACTCCAGATGATGAATTTTCCGGAGTGCCAGCGCGATTCTGGTATGTACCGCCCGGTCGATGACGATGTCGTTCACATCATCGTACAGGACTGGCGCTCCTGTCTCCAGATTGTGACCGACGCCGAAGTTGGACATGTCCAGATCGCCGAAGATCAGATGTGTGTCACGTTCGAGAATGCCGTTTGAAAGCAGCATGAAGAGCTCGAAGCTGTTGATTTCATCGAATTTGATGCCGATATCGTCCAGCTGTACCATAAAGTCCATGGGCTGCGCTGTCAGCATGGTAACCAGCGTATAGTAGTTGTCCTCGTCGTCGATGATCTCTCCGACGCGCGGAATCCGTATCGTGATGTCGTCCGTAACCGGGACGCTGTCGCGGTACAGAAAACTGCCTGCCTCCTTCATACCCCGATCCTTCTGTTGGAAGGCCAGGGTTTTCCTGTCGGCTTCGGCAGGTTCCAGTCCTTCGCGTCGAAGGTCAGAACTTTGCCCTGATAATCCATCGTGGGCGCAAAGCGCTTGCAGGAATACAGAGTGAGGCTTCCCATGCCGTAGTAATGACTGCCGTTGATGGTCTTGACGATTTCGCCCGCCAGCTGGTCAGTCCTTACGCCTCCCTCCGGCAGCCACAGCAGACTTTTGTGCGTAAACAGCCAGATGTACAGAACGGGGCTGTACAGCATTTTGTCTGCCGACGCCTCCCGCCTGTCCGACATGCGGCTGATGTCCACATCGAAACAGATAAAGGTCTGTCCGTGTTCCACCGTATCCGGAATGTACTCGTAGGGGAATACCTGGGTGCGGAAGAGCTCCTTGACGTGCTCCACCGGCGTTACTTCGTACTTGTCATTTAAAAGCCGTACGATCTCCTCGTTGCCGAGAAGGTCGTCAACAAGCTGGTTCTTGTAATTGACAAATTCTTCCAGTACCATTTACATCCATTTCCCCCTTTCCGTCGTTCCTTCGCGCGGGTCTGCCGGTGATGTTGCCGTTTCCGTGCGCAGGACGGGATTACCGTCTGCGTCGGTTTCGTGCGTAAAGTGCTTATAGTAATCCGCGATGCCCAGTTCCTGGTTGTCGTCGTCCGTCGTGTTGACTTCCTGAAGGACGAACTTATAAACGCCCTTGCCGCCGTAAACGCCCGCGAACTTCAGAGGTTTCGTCAGGGCGTAGGCCAGTTTGTGAAGGCTCAGTTCGTCGTCAATGAGGAATCTATCCAGACGGCCAAGCTTCGCCGTATGGGCATTGCGCGCAATGGTGATGGCGATACGGGAGTCGCCGCGTGTAACCACGAACGAGCGATCTTCATATTCGCCTGTAAGATATTTGGTTCCGTCTTCCACGGCCACCCATTGCGTATAGATATGATGCTCCGCGTCTATCCACTTCAGCAGATAGTTGCACTGCAGCATCTTGCTTCTCCGATAGACCGTATTGTTCGCGTCCTGTTCGCTGATAATCCAGTACTGATCCATCCAATGCACCAGCGACCCGTTCTCAATCTCCTCGCCAGGCATCGCCATGATCATCTTCTCGTTCAGATTGTCCGAGTTAATGACCGCGACGTTCATCCGCTGCGCGTACTGAGACGCGTCGTCCTCCGGCACATTGAAACAGTATTCCGGCGCATAGATCACAGCCTCGGTGTAAGACAGATTGTCCGGCAGATGAGATTCAATACTCTGGATCTCCCGGTTCAGATGAGAAACGCGGCGCGTATTTCCCCGCACACCCATCCGGTTCTGATAGACGTCCCATTCACCCATCTCAATCACCCGCCTTCTTTGTCTCCGCAGGCCCGTCCGCATAACGCAGACTCAGCTTTTCGCAGAGACTGATACATTCGAAGACCAGATGCTTTGTCTGTCCGACACTGTCCTTCATGCAGTGACCCCGCAGATACTGCAGGATGCTCAGCAGGCTCGCAAAATACGCGTCCTCTTGCAGATCCGGAAACGTCCCGGCAAAGCCGAGAAACTCCGCGTGTAGACGCCAGATGTATTTGTCCAGCGTCTCAGACTTCTGCTCCCGCATCGGGAGAATCTTATATACTTGATTTACGAGATTGCAGAAGTAGTTGTACAGGAGTTTTCCTTTGACCGGAATTCCCGCACCGGTATTCACTGTCACAGGTGAAGCTCCGTCAGATCCCCGTGGTTATAACTGTACTCACGGATCATCTGCGTGTAATCCCGCTGCGCTTTCTGGTATGCGTTCCCGACACGCATCAAAAGTTCGGCGGGAGAGTACATCGAGTAGTCCCGCGTGTTCATCAGATTCTGCAGCAGATCCTGCTGATAGACGTAGGGCTTCAGCCACTGGACAAGCATCCCTTCCGAGATGATCTCCACCAGCTCGTCTATGTCCTCATCGTCCACATCGACGTGATAGACGCGCTCGTCGTCGTCCGCCGTCGTGAACAGATCCACCCTGCAGTTCTTCTTAAACGCGCTGACCGCACGTTTCCTGTATCCGTCAATAACCTCTGTCCTGTTGTTATCCTCAAGCCGCAAAAGCTCGAACTCAGAGATTTTATTTAAAAACGCCCCGGTAAAGGCGGAGTAGGGAATGCCCATATCGCGCCTCCTTACTTTTCAATCAGATCGATACCGAGCGCGTCCTCCAGCGCGGCAATGACCTTTCTGGAATCGATTTCCCCGGACGCGATCAGTTCGCTTGCCCGGTATACCAGCGACGCCTTCTGACCGTCTGACATCTCGCCGACCGTCTTTTTGATCGCCGCTGGCGTCATGCCGAAGATGCTGTCGAACTGGGCGACGCCAACCGCGTTGCGGTAGTACATACCGAGTCCGAGCCAGTCGATCACCCAGGCATACTCATCGTCGAACATAAACCAGTTGTTGATGAAGAAGCCTTTGGAAGCGCTCTTCGCGTTACGAAGCTCCGCCAGCTCCATCTCCTGCACGTCGCCGAACTCGTTCCAGGTGAACTCCTCCCCGCTGCGTCTGCTCTTATAGACCAGCACGCCGTGAAAGCCGTTTCTCACCGGAATGTACTGATGGATGTCGATCTCCTTCGGAATGATCTTTTCCGGCTCCGCCGCAGGAGCCGCGTCCGCCTCCGCGGCAGACTTCGCGCTTGTCTTTTTTTTGGTAGTTGTAGCCATATATTAATCCTTTCATTCCATATTCTTGGCTCTCCCTTTGGGAGAGCTGGCACCGCAGTGCCTGAGAGGGCCGTCAGATATGCCGGCAGGGCTGTTTACCCCGCCGGCACAGAAATTCAAATTATATTGTTGTATCAGTCAATCAGGGATAGATGGTGTAACGGCCGATACCGGCGTTGCCGCCAGCCAGAAGCAGACCCATACCCATCTTTTCACCGTACAGGTACTCCTGGGTGAGATCCATGTTGTCGAACGGGTCGCCCATATGCATGAGACCTTCGCCTTCGCGCACAACCTTGATGGGCTTCTGATCTCCGGCAATGACGGTCAGAACCTTGTCGTTCATCAGGAAGTTGGTGCTGCCGACCTGGTGACGCTGCGGGATGGCAAAGCACGGGGTTCCGAGCCAGGTGCCGTAGTAACCGAGTGTATGGAGCTCGCTCTTGGCCATCTCGCTCTGGATGCTCTCCTGCAGGTTGCGCAGGGCGGCCTTGGTGCCGATGATGGTGGCGGGCTTGCCGCCGGCAGCGGCTTCCACATGCTCGACCAGCGTCAGCATGGCGCTCTCACTGTAAGCACCGGCAGCGGGGAAGAAGGTCTCTCCGCCCATCTGAGCCGCAGTGGCGTTGCTCCACAGGGCATAAATGCTGTCCAGCATATCGCGGCGGAAGCTCTCGGCAACCTTCGCGACCATGTCGTTGAAGTCGACGCGGCCGGCAAGAATGCGGTTGAGCTCTTCGTAAATGCGAACGACCTTGAGCTGGGTCGGAATCTTGGTCTCGCTTACGCCGCCAAGACGCTGACGGCGGATGGCCTGGGTGCCGTCGGCCGCATTGGCCACGACAAACAGGTTGTTGTCTTCCACGAGGAAATTATTCTGATCGCCTTCCGCCAGATTGCGGTACTCAACCAGATTCATGAAGAACTCGTCGCCCACCAGGCCTTCATTAATGACGACCGGAATGAGCTCTTCGATAATGGCAAAGGCCTCGGCACCCTGGCCGTGGCGCATCGCCTTGAAGTCAAGCGTGGTCTTGCCGCCGTTTGCCTCGATCAGGGCTTCACGGAGCAGATCCTGGGACTGCTTCACAGAGAACTTTTCGACGCTGCCCTTGTAGCCGTCGACGGCAACGCGGGTCAGTTCGTTCATATCAATATTCGCCATTGTGATATCCTCCTTCTTCTAATAATTCATCAGCCGACGAGGATGACGTAGTAGGTGTAACGGCCTACGACATCGATCGCAATGATCTTGCCGACGACGGTGGAGCCGCTCGTTGCGCCGGTGGCGGCCTTGACGACCTGCAGCTTTGTGCCGGCTTTCAGCTCGACAACCGAACCGACCTTGCCATCATCGGCTTCGCTGGTGGCAAAAGCCAGAGCTTCCGCGGTGACACCGAAGATGTCGCCCTTGCGCAGATGGTAGGCGCGGGCAATCTTGCCGGCCTCGTTGGTGAAATCGTCCAGATTGTGCTTGCGCTCGTCATACATCACTTCGGGAGAAGCGACCAGGACGATATCGTCCAGAGCGTCATCGCGGGCGGGGGTGGAGCCTTCAAAGACTTCGCGCTCGCCCTCAATCAGAGCGCCGCGCTTCAGAACGTTGCCGTTCTCGATGGCGGTGGGGGTGGTGCTGACAATATACTTGATGGACACCAGAGAGTTACGGTCACCGGTGCCTTCCATGCGGTCCGTACGAACGACGGCATGTACATTAGCCATAGTGAATTCCTCCTTTTAGATTATTCGGCCTCAATCCCGAACCGGGCAAAGAGACCGCCGTAGGGTTCCTTTTTCAGGCTGTCCTCGTGGACAACCTTCAGTTTCGGCGCTTTCTCCTCACGGGAGAATTTCGCCGTTGTTCCCGCTCTGCCGCGCAGCGCGTAGCATTTCTCCTCCAGCTCTTCCGTGCTGAAATCTGCCGCGTGCTCCCGCAGAGTCTCGAACGCCTCGACACCGATCAGGTCTTCGAAGCGAGCAAAGACGGCTTCCCGCGCGCTCTGCAGCGCTTCGTTCTCGGTGTCAGCCTTAAACTGGCGAAGCTCGCCAAGCTCGGTCTCCATAGACGCAATCGTGTCGGAGGCAGACTGGTATTTCGACTCCCACTGACCCGCATCGTTCAGTTTCTCCGTCATCCGCTGGAAAGCAGACATGAACGGGGACGCCTGCTCGCCCTCGTCGAACTCGACGATGGTGTACTTCATACGCTTGCGGCTCTCGAAATCGACGTTCACATGATCGCCGTCCTTCGCAAAGCTGAAACCGTAGAGCAGCCAGTCCTGGCAGTCCCAGGCATAAACCATGTTGTTTTCCAGATCGCTGTCGGCGTAGCAGTAGCGCGGGAAGACTCCCCATTCGCATTCCATCGTGACGCTCTCCAGCGAGCTGAGCAGTTCGCTCATCAGATTGCCGGTCAGCTCAAAGTTCTCCGCTCCCTCTCCGTTCTCGGACACCGCGGCCTCCGCCGCAGGCTCCTGCTCCGCAAAGGTCTCGGTGTTCTCCGTCACCGCCTCCGTCTCTGCCTGTTCCTCCTGAAACTGTACTTCCAGTTCCGGGTTCAGTTCATTCTGTTCGTGCAATACCTTCTCTCCTCCTTCCGTCGAAAAATCAGTGGTTGGGTGTGTATTGTTATCCTCCTCAGAGGGGGTAACCAGTGAAAAGCTTTCCTTTAGCTCCTGCATCATCTCAGAAAGCTGCTGTTTGAAATCCGCCGCGAGAGACATATCCAGCGACGCGCCCTCATAACAGGGCTCCACGTCGTCACCCAGCAGGCAGAAGGCCGTGAATACGAAATCACGGATATCCATGATGCCGCCGTCCTTCTTCGCGCTGTCCCGCACCGTGATTTCCATGGACTGCCCGGTGATGCCGTCCTTCTTGATCTTCCGGTACGCTTCCTGCCGCTTCCACAGCAGTGCCTCCGCGAACAGATATTCATGGACCGTGCCGTCCTCTTCCTCGCATTTCTTAAACCATGTCTTCGCGCTTTCCGGAATCACGCCCACAGGCGTGGTGGCGTTGACGATCCGCAGACCGCCGTCCGCGCCGCGTACCACCTGCATATCGTGCCCACCGAGACTGTCCGTCTCCCGGTCGTAGTTGCAGACGATTGGGCAGTTGTACATGGTATGCAGGCAGTTCTGGAACGCCCGCTTCGAGATCGAGGAATGGTTTCGGTTGTCTCCCACATAGGCGATCTTCAGAACGCCCCTGTCGAAGGACTGGTTGATTTCGCACAGATCCGTCAGAGATGACGCAAAAGTCAGATTCATGACCTGTTCCATAAGCGTCCCTCCTTAAAATGTGAGCGTGTCGCTCAGAATATACGAGATATCCGCCTGCCCGAGATCGTAATCCGGTTGGCTGTCCTTCACGAATACCCAGATGCCGTTGCGCTCATCCGACTTGACCATTAAAAATCCCGCCTGCGCGAGTTTGTCCCGCGCGGCGGAATGGTACACATAGATAAAGTTTCCCATCAGGCTTCCTCCTGATTCTGCTCGCCTGACTCGGAAATCTCGCCGACCTCCTTCGTCGGCGCGCCGCCTTCATCCGTAGCTCCCCTGCTGTCCAGATCGCTTGCGCTCACCTGGGTGGAGTTGACGATCGGCCGGAACATATCCTGCAGTCCGAGTACCTTCGTCTCCAGGAAACTCATGCTGTCCAGCTCCGCCTGGCCGATCCCCTGGGATGCCGCGTAGGCAGAGATAGACGGGATTCCGTAGGAAGCTGCCTTCAGATAGGCCTCTCCCGCCTCCTTCTGGTTGAACACCGAGATGTTCAGGATGTTCAGCCTGAAGTTCTTGCCGTAGCTCTGCGCCTGCAGAATCCGGTTCAGCGCGTCCTGAATACTCTTGACGATGCCGTAGGTCATCTCCTGATCCGCCTTGATGCTGAGCAGCAGGGCATTGGCCGATGCCTTCGGGTTGTTGAAGAGCAGGGAAGACACGCCGGCCGCCGTGAAGATATTCTCCTGGGCGTCCGCGATGGTGGTGGTGTCACCGACGTTGGACTTCTCAAAGCTGATCTTGTCGATGTCCATCGGGGTCAGCACGCTGCCGATCTCCTCCGGCAGCACCGCGTCCAGGTTTCGCCAGAACTGTTCGGCCTTGTCCAAGTCGATGCCCCATTCGCCGTCCTCCAGCGGGATCTTCATCGCCAGCATCGCGTAATTCTCCAGCGCCGTCTTCGCCAGCTTCAGCGCCTTGTAGTCCTCCAGATCGTAAAGCTCCCGCAGGATGCCGATGAAGGGCGGCAGTGCGTAGTCGAGAATATCGTTGTTCACCTTGATGGCGAAGGAATAGGGCGCGTCCAGACCGATCCATGGGTGCAGCCGGTCCTTCAGGTACTGCTCGTACTTTTCCCGGAACTCCGCCGGGTAGTAGTCCAGCAGCGCCTCCCGCGAGGCGAAGTAGCTGAAGTTGAAGGTGACGTTCGGCACGTTGCCCTCCAGTTCGGAAATGGCGCAGTAGTCGCTGGGAAGCTGCTGGAAGGTCACATTGTCCTGCGTCATCCAGGTTGTGAGATAGCACACGTCCTCCCGCAGGCAGACCGTCAGCACTTTCGGAAACTGCGACTTGATGTCCATTGCGTTGAGAAGCCTCAGTGCTTTCCGGTAATTGTTGTTGGTGATCCGCGGATTCGCCTTCGACGGATCGATGTTGTAGGGCTCGATGATATATGACCAGTTGGTCAGACCGACAAAGTACTGGATCAGCCTCCGGAAATGGGAACTTGCCCCGTAGATGTAGAGCACTGCCTTGCGAAGCTGCTTTTCATATCGGTAGGGATTCTCCAGATACTTCGCTACATCGTCTTTGGTAAACAGCGAGAAGGACGGCTGGTTGATGTATTTGTTGAGGTCGCGTGTGATCAGCCGGTTCATCACCGCAAAGGTTTTGGAGATGCCGAAGAGATTGGTCGGCGTCTCCGACAGGCTGCGCTTAGCTCCACGCGCCTTGTTTGTTTCTGCCATAAATACCGCTCACCGCCTTTCCGTGATAAGATGAAGGTGGCTTGATCCGGAATCTGTCCGTGACGGAACCGTCGAGACTGTTCCGACGCGACATCTTGTTTTCCAGCTGTACAGCCACGTAATAGTTATAGGCAAGACTGGAATAGCGGTCCTTTCGCATTCCTGCCTTTTCCGAGATTTTGACCTTGCCTCCCGACTCGTCGTGCTGCAGACGCACAAGCTCGTCGATGAGCAGAGTGGTGTTGATATACGGCATCTGCAGCTTCAGCTTCTCCGGAGGATTCAGCTTCGCATAGCCCGCGATGTCCGACAGCGCGTCGTCCGCCTCGTATTCGTTGATGAGCAGACGGATGCGCCCGCTGCGGAAGCCGTCCCGCAGCAGCACCGCACAGTCGTTGTTCATCTGCGCGCCGGCCTTGATTGACCAGATGACCTTCGGCGCGTTGATGGACGTGCACCGCTCCGCCATTGTCGCATCGTTGCAGCAGGAGAGAGCGGGGTACTGCTCGCCGCTGTCCGGATCGATGAGATCCTTGGACAGGGACTCGTACACCGTCATGCCCACACCGTTGGTATCCAGCACGATGTAATCGCAGTCAAACTCGTCGTAGAGCTTCCGGATTACCAGCGCCTGGTCTTCGCCGCGCATGCCCTCCATGGATTCCGTATATACAATATTGTTGGTGTAGCGCCCGGATTTGGTGGGTGCCATCTGATTGACAAAGATCGCCGTCGCGTCGTTCGAGTGCTTCTTCGAACTCATCAGCGCGATATCCGCAGACAGCAGCCGGATCTCCCCGGTCTGCTTCGGCGGAATGCGCACAAGGTTGGCGTTCTTGCCGCCTATAAGCTTGTCGGCGAGACGGGATGGGAGCATGGGGTATCGGATGTGGCGGTTCTTGGACACGCTGTCGTACTCGAAGAACGAGCCGTCTCCCGCGCCCCAGAACACCGCGTCCATCTCCATCGCCCACTTGATCTCCGTGAAGTCCGCTTCGCTCATCTGGCTCTCGATGTCTTCCATGTCCATCATGCCTTCTTCCACGGCCAATTGCCACGGAAGCCCGGCGATGAACTCCCTGCGCCCGGAGAGCATCCGGACGAAGGTGTCCGCGCTCTTGGCGTAGCTCCAGTGATCCTGATAGTATCCGGAGGAGAAGTACAGCGTCTGCAGCTGTTCCTTTTCCTTCTGCTTGATTTTCTCTTCCTTGGTGAGCTCCAGATACAGGGGCTCGCGCTTCGATGACAGGAACTTTCTCAGGATCGTGTCGATCGTATCCTTGTCCACGAGCCGGAACTCGTCGATGATCAGGATATGCGCGCGGTTGCCTCGGGCGCTCTCGCCGGAGGTAACCACCTTGATAAAACTTCCGTTTTTGAAGAAGACGATGGCCTGCGTTCCATTGAAGCGCGACGCCTTCCAGTCGATCTCCTCCTTCAGCTCCGGCGAAACCGGAACCAGATCCGTCTGTATCTTCTCGAGAATCTGAAAAGCCTGTCCCCGCGTTCCTGACGCGAGACAGATCTTCGAGTGCGGATACAGAATCGCCCGGCAGCAGCAGTACACTGCGCACAGCCACGTTTTGCCGAGACCGCGCGTGGCGATATAGACCGCCGACAGGCTGATATTCATCATGAACAGCAGAATCTTCTGGAACCATTTCAGATCCAGATGCAGATAGTCCGCCGCAAATCGGTGAATGTTCGCCCGGTAATACGCCGCCCAGTCCGATACGCCGTTCAGAATTCTCTTATAGCGTTCACTCATCCATCGACACCGCCTCCGAAGATCCGGTTGAACAGGCTCTCGTACCCGTCCTCGTCCTCCTCGTCCAGATCGGCGCTCTCGATGACGAACTCCTTCATTTTGTCCTCGTACATTTTGCTGTACATATTCTTGATGCCGAGCATCTTTGCCGCGTGACCCAGAAACCAGATCGAAATTTTCGGAATAATCCCGTCCACATCGCTCAGCGCCGGGTCCGGATCTGCCACCGGACGCTCATGTTCCAGCCGGTCAATCCATACCCCGAAGGGCGTTTTCTCCAGCGCGGCATCGCTTTCCCGCTGGCTCAGGTTCAGTCCGATGGAATCCAGCAGCTTGTTCAGCATGCCGATCTGCTTGTCCGCCGATTTGCCGGCCGCGGTCAGTCTCTGGATGTCGATCTCCAGATTACAGATCTGCCGGATACGCGCTTCCGTACCCGCATCCTGCATAGCCGCCTCCGGTAGGTTGTTCACCCAGTAGGTACGCCGCTGTTCCAGACTTTCGTACATGTCAGGCGAGTAGCCGGTTCCCCAGAAGGAAATCACTTCCTCCGGAATATCCGCGAGACTGACGTCCCGGTTGTCGGCGCTCTCCGGCTCCGGCTGCGGCTCTTCCTGAACCTGCGGCTCCTCCTTCTTTGCCCAGAGCCGGTTCTCGGCGATCAGTGTGTCGTCGTAGCTTTTTCCGGCGTAGGCAATGTTGTTGGTGCCCTGGATGTAGTTGGTCATCATGGTCCGGGTGGTCGCCTTCATGGACACCCGGTTGAACAGCGTCTCGTTCCAGTAGATGTCCAGCTTCCTGCACATCTGCCGTACCGCTTCCTTCGCGCTGTTGCACTGCGTCAGGTATTCGTTGTACATCGCGTCCACGCAGTTCTTGCAATAGGGGAGATGCCCAGCCCCGCGGTACAGCGCCGCGTAGCTGACAGGGAAGTACCCCTTCTTCCGTCCGTATGCCGTCCCGCAGCGGCAGCAGACCGTACGGACTTCCTCCACCGCGAGTCCCATGGCTTACAGTCCTTCCGAAAAGACCGGCAGCGGAGCGTTCAGCTGTTCGTCTTTTACTTTCTGTCCGTAAATCTGCGCGCAGCGTTTCAGATCGTTGCCGACGTAGAACTTCGGCGTGTAGAATCCTTCGATTGCCACCGGCTGACCATCCAGCACGTTCTTGACCGTGTGCTCCTTCCGCCATACAAGGCTCAGTTTGCCGAAACCATGCACGGAAATCGGCTCGCCGTTCTTCAGCGCTTCCTGAATCACTTCAATCAGCGCATCCACCACGGCCTCTACGTCGTCCATGTTGTATGCGACATTCTTGTCCGTCTTCTTGACGGAGAAATCCCTGGAGTTGCCTTCATCGTCAGATATATGAAAAACCTGCCTCGGGATCGAGACAGGCTTGCGTTTGTTGTGTTCGCGCAGAACAGCCGCCGTCCGGCTGATCATTTCCTTTCGTGTCATGTTTCAATCCTTTCATTCTGTATTCATTACAGATCGTTCAGCCATTTCCGCTCCGGTGCTTTGATCTCGCCATCACGGAAATACATTCCGATCTCTTCATCCGCGTCGATGTCCTTGTACAGACGTACCATGTCGGCCGACTCCCAGTTGACAATCGACTGGATCACACCGTCCGGAATACCCGCCTTCGCAAGGTTTGTTGTAAAGGCATGCCGCAGACTGTGCCAGTAAAAATCCTTCCCGCTCATCCGGCTGAAGGTGTTCGCCCAGCTGTTCAGCGTCGAAATCGTAAGCTGTTCCGTCGGATTTGCCGGATCGACAAAAAGCCATTCGCTGTCAATACCTTTTGCTTTCCGCTCCGCCATCCAGCGATCCAGATAGGGCTGGAACTTTTTTGCCAGCGTATAACAAGGGATCATCTTCCCGTCGCCTCTGCCCTTGGTCTTGATAGGATCGCTCTTATACAGCGCGCCGTCGCAGACCAGCTTGTCCTCGTCAAAGTCCGATACACGGAACCGGCAGAGCTCTGCCTTCCGTCTTCCACTGTACATGCCCAGCGCCAGTACACACGCTTTCTCGTGCTGATTCTTTTCTGTCAGCTGCCGCAGGAGATCCTCGATCTCCTCATCTTCCCAGACCGTTTTCTCACGGACCGCCTGCATCGGCGGATTCTCGATTTTCCGCACAATCGACCGGAAGCTTGCGTATTCCTCTTCCTCATCGGACAGAATATTCTCGCAGAAGTTCGAAAGCGAACTGATTGTCGATTTCATCCGCCGTACCCTGGCCGGACTGTTTTCATTTTCATTGATGAGCCAGCCCTGATAGGCGATGATATCCCGCTTCGTGATTTTGGGGAACTCTTTGTTCCCGGCGTTCTGCAGCACCCAGCAGAAGAAAATATCCAGATCGCTGTTGTACTGGTATATCGTACCGTCGCTGCGGTTGATTGCTTTCAGATAACTCAGGAACTCATTTTTCAGTTCCGTATTTTTCGGATTCACCTGCGCCAGCAGTTCCGGCGAGGTGATACTGTTCATCTTTGTCTTCCTTGCCAACGCAATATCTTCCTTTCATTCTGAAATAATAAGTCCCGGGATGGTGCGCATGAGACAGAGGCGTCCCGGGATCTGCGCAGAATCGGTTGGAAAACTCCTCAATGCGGTTCGGTACTATGTGCCTACCCCGTCCGAGCAAGTCAAAACTGAGCCGATGCAGTTTTACAAAAGGCCGTCAAGTGTGCGCCGGTTCCCAGCGCCTGACGGAACTGTTCCGCTTATCCCTTACCCCATCGCCGCTGCGGCGGCACTTCCCCTTTCAGGGGAAGCAGGAATAAGGTAATATTTTATATTCCGACTGTTACGGAGAGCCCAGAGGGTGGACCCGTCCTGAATTCCGCAGGCTCTCTTTCCCCGCGGAAGGAAGGAGGGATGGATTAAGTTAAAGGAATGTCGTAGTGACAGCGGATACCCGTCTCGTTACAGACGCAGACCATCTGCTCCGGCTGCCCGACAATCCGTTTCTCGACGCAGAAGCTGTCCATACCCTGGAAGCTCCCGGCCATGACCGTACGGACGCCCTGTACGACGTTCGTCTGATTGTGATGCATATGCCCTGACAGCACCGCACAGATCGGCACACCGACCATCTGTTGCAGCGCCTGCATCTTTGCCGCGCTGGTATCGAAGTCCCCATGGACAAGGCAGTAGTTCTGCCCGCGCACCTCAAACACGCTGATCGTGTTATCCAGCCTGTGCGCATCATCGATAATGACATTCTCGAAATTCTGCAGCCGCGCCTTCAGATACCATTCCACCAGATTGTCCAGACGCTCGCCGGTAATGGCGTTGTCCTTGTTCGGTTCGATCCGGCTGTGATTCCCGGCCACGCTGATAAAGCGCACCGTACGGAAATGATCGCTGAGCCCGGCAATGAACTGCGAAACCAGTTCGGAAACACCCATGATCTGATCGATTACGTTTTCTTTATTGGAAACCTGAATACTCCGATGGATATTTCCGGAGATGAAATCCCCGGCACCCCAGACCACGGCGTCCTCGCTGCCCATCATGTCGGCGATGCCGATGACCCGCTCCAAATATTTGCCCATCATCTCCGCGCAGATTTCCGAATTATATGTACACCAGGCGTTGTCCACGTTCGCGCCGTAGTGGATGTCGTTCAGACTCACAAGCAGTGTGTTGTCTCCGACAATATGGTGCAGCACCCTGTCTTCGTATTTCAGTTCCGGCAGACTGCCGCTCGCGATGCACTGCTGAATAATCTCGTTCAGCTCTTCCTCGCGCGCACGTTCGCGGATCATCTTGTTGTAGGCCATCCGCTGGTCGTAGAATTTCTGTTTCTCGATTTCAAAAGCAATCCGCCGCGTATCCAGATCACGCAGAAGCCTCCCGCCGTCTGTCATGTTTTCGATCTCTTCGCGCTCGACTTCCCGTTCAATCAGATCCAGTGTCTTCTTGCTGCCGTACAGCATACGCCGGCAGACATCGCTGGAATACGGCTGCCCGTACACATACTCTGACAGCTCCGCGTAGTCCACATCCGCCAGCGTCTTATCGGAAAGCTTCCCGTAAACCAGCCGGCGATGATAGCTCAGATCTGATTCGTCCGGCAGGCGTTCCAGTACATTCGTTTCCTCGTTCAAACGGAAGCCCCCTTTATCTGCGATCTTTTCCCGCCATATGCGTCTCAACGACATTGCGGCTGCGCACCGTATTCAGATAGCGCATCGCCCGCGGCGCTTCTTCCATATAGTAGCGTCCGCGCGAGCTCTGCTGGCGCATTGTCCGCACAATGCAGATGTTCGGAAACTTCTCGACGATTGCCTTCTTCTCGGCCTTGGTAATCAATACCATGTAATTGAATCATTCCTTTTCTTCAGATTTTTTGCGGAGGGGAAAAGGAAATTTTGTTATTTCCCCTCCAATATAGTAGCTCATCAAGTAGCCGATAAACCCAGTAAATACGGGCCTTCCGGACGTTTTGATTTTTAAACACTGCAGGTTGAAATCAGCTCGCCCTGCTCTCTGCGCGCCTGCGCATAACAGAATTTACGATCTGCTGCGTCGCCACCTGCACCGCACATTCCGGGCAGTATTTCTGCTTCTTCCCCTTCACCGGATCGTTCAGCTTTGTCGTGATCCCGCAGTTGGCACAGACAAAATACGGCTCCCCGTGATACTTCAAATACTGGTAGCCGAGGTTCCGGAAATCCGTCACATGAAGCGCAAGCTCCCCATCCTCCATGAAGCAGACCTGCACATTCGTGTTGTCCACCTTTCTGGAGAATCCGATCATG